TTGCGAGTAACACTTGGGGTTCTCAGACCCCTGTGAATAAATATGCTGGTAGTAAAACTTCATTTTATGACAGTACATCCAGAACTTTATCTATAACTGGAGTACAGATGGAAGTTGGCCCAGTAGCCACATCCTTCGAGCACCGTTCAGTAGGGCAAGAGATGGCTTTGTGTCAAAGATATTATCAAACGATTAATCCAAAGGTTAATTCTATCTATGCGGCTGGATATCAAAACAATTCAGAACGTATTTCCCAAGTTCACAGATTAGGAATTGAAATGAGAACTGAGCCAACTTGCACGGTAAATGGAACTTGGACTGTATCAGGTTGCGATCAACCAGTTTTTACGAGTTTTAGTAAAAATGTTGTTAGCACACATATTTTAAAATCTGGCGGTTCAGCAGGGTCAGCTTATTATCATGCCAATGGTACAGATGATTTCTTTTCAATGGATGCGGAGTTATAAATGGATCAAGAATATAATATTACATCAGCAAAATATGTGTCTTCAGTATCTGGTCATAATTCGCACATTTTAGCAACAATTGACGGAACTGAAATGGCAGTGCCTTTAAACTCAGAAAACCGACATTACGCAGCTATCCTTGAATGGGTGGCGGATGGCAATACAATTAAGGCGGCAAGTTAGGAGGATAAAATGGGAAAAGGTCAAAAACACTATCTTAAAAATGGCACACTATATAAAGGAGGTATGCACAAAATGTCAGATGGTTCTTTGCACACTGGTAAGACCCACACTAAGACTTCCAAAACATTAGTTCATTTTAAAGATCTTTCAAAGACAGCACAAAAAAGAGCAAGGGCATAACATGTTATCAATATTAGGAACAGTCTTAGGTTTTGCTAGTTCAGCCGTTCCAGCAATTACAGATTCATTTGCTAGGAAACAAGACAATAAACATGAACTAGATAAGATGAAAGCTATGGCAGAGCTAAGAGCTTCTGGCTACGATCAAGACCTTAAAATGTATGAAACAATGGGGGCCGATAAAGAACATGATCGCCTTATCCAACATGATATATCAATTAATAAGGGTGTGGGTTTTATATCTGGATTACAAAAATCGGTGCGTCCTGTCATTACATACGCATTCTTTCTTTTGTTTGCGACCATTGAGATAACACTACTGATGGAGGCTTTGAAGTCTGGAACTAATTTTGCCGAAGCCATAAACGTGTTATGGGATGAGGAAACCAAAGGAATCTTTGCGGCTATTCTAGCTTTCTGGTTTGGTTCAAGAGCAATAGATAAGGCAAGGAAGGTAAGCTGATGAGAAGTAATTTTGAACATTGCATGGAAATGTTGTTGGAACATGAAGGTGGATATGTTGATCATCCAGATGATCCTGGTGGTGAAACAAACCACGGTGTTACGAGAGCCGTTTATGAACAGCATGTAGGTCGTCAAGTTATGGACGGAGAAATGAAGAGCCTTGTTCAAGAAGATGTTTACCCTATATATGAAGAAGAGTATTGGAATAGAGCGCATTGTGATGAGTTACCGAGTGGCGTAGATTGGGCTGTTTTTGATTGGGCTGTTAACTCAGGAGTTTCTAGAAGTGCTCGAGCATTACAAGAGATTGTTGGCGCAGAACCAGATGGGCACATTGGCCCCATGACAATCCAAGCTGTACATGATATGCTACCTGAAGATGTAGTAGTTAAGATGCATTCTACGAGGCAAGAGTTCTATGAAGGACTAAGTACGTTTGACACTTTTGGTCGTGGATGGTCTAGAAGAAACGATGAGACGTTGGAAGCAGCGTTGGAAATGACAGAATAACTTTAGAAAGGATACGGTTATGTGTGGAGCAATGGGTAAAAAGAAAAAGAAAATGAAGTACAAAGATGGCGGTGCGGTCAAAGGCGGCTTCCCGGATTTAACTGGTGATGGCAAGGTTACTAAGAAAGACATTCTTAAAGGCCGAGGTGTTAAAGGCATGATGGGAGGCGGTATGATTAAGTACGGCAAGGGTGGAGAAGTTAATTATCAAAAACCCCCTGGACAAGGCCAAGGAGCACAAACTAAACCAAATAAATTCAGTGGATGTTATTAAGTGGTAGACGGCATTGAATTTGCTCGTTATATGTTAAAGGTATTGAAGGATAGAGAAGAGAATATTTCTCAAGCTCTATCCAACGGTGCAGCACAGGACTGGGAGCAGTACAAATCTTTGGTAGGCGAAATACGGGGCGTTGCCTTTGCCAGAGAAGAAATTAGAGCCCTGCTGGAGAAAAACGCTGACGATGTCGAAGACCTTATATCTTCCTGAACATGTCGCGCAGAAAAGGAAAGCTGAAAAGGAGGCAGAGAAATCGTCTTCAGAAGCTAAAAGCGCGTATATACCCGCCGATGAAAGGGTCTTAGATCCTTCTCTCTTAGATCAACCATTAGTTGAAAGATTACCTCAACCCACAGGGTGGCGCATCTTAGTTATGCCATACCAGGGTAAGGCACAAACTGGTGGAGGATTGTTTATTCCAGAAGAAGTTCGTGAACGAGAAGCTATAGCAACTGTTGTTGCTTATGTAATGCGTCTTGGACCACTAGCCTATCAGGATCCAAGTAAGTTTGGCCCTGGCGCAGAACCGTGGTGCAAGGAAGGTCAATGGGTTTGCATTGGTCGCTATGCAGGATCTCGTTTTAAAATAGAAGGTGGTGAAGTTCGTATCATTAATGATGACGAAGTGATTGCTACCATACTAGAACCAGATGACGTTAAACATATTTAGGAGAGAAAAATGAGTGATGAAGACGTAAAAATAAAACAAGCTGGGGATGAGGAAGAAGAACTCGTTGTTGAGGTTGTTGAAGATAAATCTGAAGAGAAGGTTGAGGATAAATCTGAAGACAAAGTTGAGGTTGTTGAAGAGAAGGTTGAAGAACCTTCTGATGAATTAGAAACGTACAGTAAGAATGTACAGAACAGGATTAAAAAACAAACGGCTAAATATCACCAAGAAAAACGTGATAAAGAAGAAGCTCAAAGATTGGCTGAGACGTTGTTGCAAGAAAACAACAACTTAAAAGCTCAAAACAAACAACTTGATAGTGGTTATTTAAATCAATACGGAGCTAAAGTTGAGGCTCAAATGAATGCTGCTAGACAAGCTTACAAAGAGGCGTATGAGTCTGGAGATTCAGATGCGGTAGTTAAAGCACAAGAATTTTTAAGTCGTGCTACTATAGACTCTGATCGATATAATGTTGCAAAACAACGTGCTGACCAACGATTATCTGTTGAACAGGCACAACCAGAACAGGGTCAACAGGCTCCAGTACAGCAGCAACAAGCAGCACCTCCGCCTCCTCAAGAAGATCCCAAGGCACGGAGTTGGGCAGAAAAGAACACTTGGTTTGGTCAAGATGAGGTCATGACTTATGCCGCATTTGGTATACATCGTAAAATGGTTGAAGAAGAAGGGTTTGACCCCATGAGCGATGAGTACTATAATGAAGTAGATCGCAGACTGTTGTCGGAGTTTCCGACAAAGCTCGGCGTTAAGAAAACGGGAGGAAGTACCCAGGTCGCACCCGCTGGTTCTTCCGCATCTCGCAGTACTAAAAAGGGGCGCAGGACCGTGACGCTAACACCATCACAAGTTGCGATGGCAAAAAAGCTTAATGTACCTCTGGAAGAATACGCAAAGTATGTAAAGGATTAAGAACATGGCAGAAGCAAGAGCACCACGATCAACCGAAACGCGAGAAAAAGAAACGCGCAGAAAACCCTGGGCACCACCCAGCCGTCTAGATGCCCCAGAACCCCCAGCGGGTTATGTGCATCGTTGGATACGAACAGCAATGCGAGGAGAGGATGACAAGACAAATGTTCATGCTAAACTTCGTGAAGGATGGGAACCCGTCCGCGCTGATGAGCATCCAGGTTACGAAGCTCCTACTATCGAAGATGGTAAATATGAAGGAGTTATTGGTAACGGTGGCTTGATGTTGTGTCGCATACCTATCGAAACAGCCAATGAAAGAAACGAGTATTACGGGACCCGAACCCGCGAAGCAATGGCGGCAGTCGATCAGGATTTAATGAAGGAACAAAATCCTTTGATGCCTATTCATCAGAGTAGGCAAAGTCGTGTAACTTTCGGGCGGGGAAAAACCTCTACCGAATAATTAATGAGGTGCTATAATGGCAAATTCAAATGGGTCCTTCGGTCTTAGACCGATAGGAAAAATTGGTCAATCGACCAACTCCACTGGGATGACTGAGTATCGCATTGCCTCTGACAACTCTAACCCTATATATCAGGGCATGGCGGTTATTCCGTTAGCGGCTGGTGTTATTGACGATCTACAAGCTGCGGCTGGTGGTAACGTCTCTATAGTTGGTGTTTTCGGCGGTTGTGAGTATGTCTCATCTACTACTGGAGAAACAATATGGTCGAACTATTGGCCTGGTTCTGGCGCGGATTCTAATTATCCTGTCAAAGCCTTCTTGTACGATGATCCAAATCAGTTGTTTACAATCGCTACATCTAATGTCGTGGCGGGTCAAAACACAGAAGCGGAAGTTCGTACATCTGTATTCGCAAATATTGCTTTTGCAACAGGTAACAGTGGTTCTACTACTACTGGTATATCTTCTGCAACAGCGGATTTGAATACAGTTGCAACCACCAACACATTGGCGTTGAGAATCATGGGCATCCAAGAAGATCCTGATAATTCTGACTTCACTGCTGCTGGTATCCCACTAATCGTTAGAATCAACAACCACTTCAATGCGCCTACTGGCTCCATTGTTGCGGCTACTGTTTCTACAACTGGCGTATAAGGAGATTAGGATATGGCTATATCACGCGCACAACTAGCGAAAGAGCTAGAGCCTGGTCTCAATGCCCTATTTGGCATGGAGTACGGCAGGTACGAAAATCAGCACGCAGAAATATACACTACTGAGTCTTCAGACAGAGCGTTTGAAGAAGAAGTAATGCTTTCTGGATTTGGTGCCGCTCCGAATAAATCGGAAGGTTCCGCTGTAAACTTCGATGATGCTAACGAAGCATTCACTGCTCGTTACAACAACGAAACAATAGCATTGGCTTTCTCAATCACGGAAGAAGCTATCGAGGACAATCTTTATGATCGTCTCGGAAGCCGATACACCCGTGCTCTTGCGAGATCAATGGCCCACACAAAGCAAGTTAAAGCTGCTGCTATATTGAACAATGCGTTCACTGGTGGAGCTTCTGCTGGAGGAGATGGAGTTGCACTTTGTTCAACTGCACACCCTCTTACAAACGGTGGGACATTATCAAATACACCAGCTACTGCTTCTGATCTAAACGAAACTTCTTTGGAAGATGCGTTAATCAGTATTGCTGGGTATGTTGATGAGCGAGGACTAAAAGTAGCTCTTCGAGGTATGAAGTTAATTCTACCACGTCAGCTTCAGTTCATCGCAGAACGTATCATGGTATCTAATCTTCGGGTTGGCACTGCTGATAACGACACTAACGCAATCAAATCAATGGGAATGGTTCCTGACGGATATACCGTTAACGATTTCCTAAGTGATCCAGATGCGTGGTGGGTTAAAACAGATGCTCCTAGAGGGTTTATCCATTTCGAGCGTACTCCAATGGCTACAAACATGGAGGCCGACTTCGATACAGGCAACATGAGATACAAGGCTCGGGAGCGTTACAGCTTCGGATTCTCTGATCCACGTTGCGTTTTCGGTTCGCCAGGAGCGTAATCGGAACTATGAAGAGAATAGAGAGGGCGGCTTATTTAGTCGCCCTCTTTTTGTTTAAGAAAGGAGACTGACAATGAAAGTTGTAAATTGGATCGCTAAAAGACTTACTGAACCATCTAGCTATGCTGCGATTGGTGTAGGGGTCATAGGTGTTGGGATGATCATGGGTATGGGTGAATTAATGTTCATCGGTGTTGCTTGTGCCATCTTAGGACTTATTCTTGCAGAAGAGGCTAAAAACTGCGACTGCGACAAATAAATGAGGGAAGGGTCAAGTATTAACGCTTGACCCTTTCTTTTTCCTTTTAATTGATGTAATCTGTAGTCACCTTGACAGTCGCATGGTGCGGCTGACATTTGCCTAGACAAGGAGATTGACATGGCTAACACAACATTTACAGGACCAGTCCGTTCCGAAAACGGATTTAAAGTAGTATCCAAAAACGCTACAACAGGTGCAATCACTGATACCGCAGTTATTGCTTCAACAGGTATTGTTACCAACAAATATGTAAAACACGTTGGTTTTGCAACAGGTGTTACAGTTAACACTACAGCGGGTGATAGCCCAGCTATAGGTGAGTTCACACAACCAGCAAACACAATAATCACTGACATTAAAATATTTTGTGACACTTCTCCAGTTATTGGAACAGGTGACATTGGATACGAAGTTGGTACGTCTTCTTCTGGTGCACAAATTGTTGCGGCTCAAACAGATGAGATTCTTGATGGCGGTACAACCGTTGTTGCTCACAACGTAACTGTAACTAGTTTGGTTCTTCAGACACAAGATGGTACAACTGCACCAGCTTCTGTTCAATACACAGACACCGAAAGAACTATTTACTGCAACATCACTAATACAGTTGATGCGACAACAGCAGGATCGTTCACGTTCATTATTGAGTACGTTCAAATTGCGTAACCATTAATTTAGGTAGGGGGAAACCCCTACCACTTTTATAAAGGAGAATAATATGGCAGGTTCAGACGTACAATCCACGTTTATTGAATCAGCGGCGGCGGATCCAAATGGAATTTCAGCAAGTGCAGCGGTTGGAAACAACGCTAATTTGGTTATAGGCGGAGCTTTAGCCAGTGGTGGTGCCGTTACTTTCGATAGCCCAAGGAATGTAACGATTACTTCTGCGGGTAACGATAGTGGAATATCCTTTACCGTTACTGGAACGGATGTAGACGGCGCGGCTCAAACAGAAAGTATTACAGGAGCGAATGCGGATACAGCAACAGGATCAAGCACTTTTGCAACAGTCACTCAAATTGCGGCAGTAGGTAATCCTGCGGGTAATGTTGAGGCTGGTTCAGGAACAGCGGTCAAAGCTATTATCTTTGATGGAAGATGTCGATTAAAAGGTATCTATTTGGTAAGCACTGCAACAGGTGGAACAATTTCTTTTAGAAATACATCAATAACAGGAACGGCTCTTTTACAGTATCAAACTCCTGCGGGTGTAGGCTCAGAGTATCCAGATGTTCCAGATAATGGGATGTTGTTTACAGATGGAGCGTATATAACATATAGTTCTGTTCATTCAACTTCTGCAACAATCTTCTACGCTTAGAGGTTCCTATGGCTGATAATATGCCTAAAAGAAATAAAAAGAATTTCCGACCAACTAAGAGTGGTGCGGGGATGACTGAGAAAGGCGTGAAAGCCTACAGAAGAAAAAACCCTGGTTCTAAATTAAAGACTGCGGTTACTGGCAAAGTTAAGAAGGGTAGTAAAGC